TACAATTTGAACAACCGTTCTTATTTATCACCAATTTCTTTTGGTAGACCAGACCCTATTGAAGAGTTTGCTAAGAAACTAAGAGGAAGTGGTAGTAAAGAAGACTATCAGTTGTCAAGAAAACTTGAAGCAAAAATGAGAACTTTTGCTCCAGTTATTGTTAGAGGTGAGGAAAAACAAGGTGTGAAGTTTTGGGGTTTTGGTAAAACGGTTTATCAAGAACTGCTTTCCATTATTGCTGACCCAGATTATGGTGATATCACAGACCCAGTAAATGGTCGTGATGTCGTGGTAGAATTTCTATCAGCCGAAGAAACAGGTGCTAGTTTTCCTAAAACTAACATTAGGGTAAAACCTAATCAAACACCAATTTCTGATGATCCAGAAGTCTTAGAGGTCGTAAAGAAACAACAGGACATTACAGAAATCTATCAAGAATTATCATATGATGATATGACGGAAATTTTGAATGAATGGTTGAATCCAAGTGAAGATGATACAAATGAAGAGGAATCTAAATCAGATACCGTTTCTACATCTGAATTGGAAAAGTCTAAAGTATCAAATACAAAAGATGCTTTTGACGACCTATTTAATTCATAAATTATAACAACTTTGGGGCAGTTTATCTGCCCCAATATTATTGATAGGAGAAATGAATGTCATCAGTTAATGATGTTTTAGCTAGTACATTAGCTAAATCACTAAATAAAAAATTCAAAGATACTAAAGTAGCATACTTTCTTGATGGTACGGATACAACACCTACCGATATCAAGGATTTTATTTCTACTGGTAGTTCCATGTTAGATTTGGCAATATCAAACAAACCAGATGGTGGAATTGCTGTAGGTAGAATTACAGAAATCAATGGATTAGAATCAAGTGGTAAATCTCTACTTGGTGCTCACATATTAGCAGAAACTCAAAAGAAAGGTGGAGTGGCAGTATATATTGATACTGAAACTTCAGTTTCTCAAGAGTTTATGGATGTGATTGGTATTGATATGAGTAAGATGTTATATCTACATTTAGAAACTGTAGAAGATATCTTTGAAGCGATTGAAGAAATCGTAACTAAAGTTCGTGAAAGTGATAAAGATAGGTTAGTAACTATCTTGGTTGATTCACTTGCTGGTGCTACTACAAAAGTAGAGTTAGAAGCGGACTTTAATAAAGATGGTTGGGCAACAGCTAAAGCAATTATTATCTCAAAGGCTATGAGAAAGATTACTCAAATGATTGGAAGAGAGAAAATTGCTTTAATATTTACCAACCAATTAAGACAAAAACTTGGTGTAATGTTTGGAGACCCTTGGACTACAAGTGGTGGAAAAGCATTACCATTCCACGCTTCAACTCGTATTCGTTTAAAGAATATGGGGCAAATCAAAGATACAGGTAAAAATGTATTGGGAATGAAGTGTAGAGCACAGATTGTCAAGAATAGATTAGGCCCACCATTACGACACGCAGATTATGATATGTATTTCGATAGAGGAATAGATAATTATGGTGCGTGGTTAACTGTACTTAAAGAACACAAGTTAGTTAAATCAGGTGGTGCATGGTACACTCTTACAGATGAAAAGGGTAAAGAACATAAGTTTCAATCAAAAGATTGGGAAGATTTAATTACTGAAAATGATGAATTACGAGAATATGTGTATCAAATCATTTGTGATAAGGTTATATTAAAGTATCAAGAAAAACTTGGTATTGATGATGTCGAATTCACAGATGAGGTTATCGGTGATTAATCCGAAACATTTATCTATACTTGAGGAGATTAAGAAATCTGGCGGAAAGGTTGATAGTGGTAAACCAAATGACTCGGTTTTACTTATAGACGGATTAAATACTTTTATTAGAGTATTTTCCGCGATACCAACTACTAATGAGGACGGGATCCACATTGGTGGAATAGTTGGTTTTTTAAGGTCAATTGGTTATACTATTAATATGGTAAGACCCACACGAACCATCATAGTATTTGATGGTAAAGGTGGGTCTAACCGCCGTAGAAAAATCTTTCCAGAGTATAAAATGGGTAGGAAAATGTCAGTTCGTTTAAATAGAACTACTGGTGTTTCACTTACTCGTGAAGATGAACACAAGATGATGATTGCTCAATTAAATAGAGTGATTGAGTATCTTGAATGTTTACCTTTAACCATTACCAATATAGAAAATATAGAAGCAGATGATGTGATTGGATATTGTGCTAAACATTTGTTCAAAGATTCAAAAACTACTATAATGTCAACCGATAAAGACTTTCTACAATTAGTTGATGAGAATATAAAAGTATATTCACCTACAAAAAAATTAATGTATGATGAAGATAGAATTTTAGATGAATATGGAATTAATTCAAAAAACTTTTTATTGTATAGAATATTGGATGGAGATAAATCAGATGGAATACCAGGAATTAAAGGTGCTGGATTAAAAACATTATTGAAAGTGTTTCCATTTTTAGAATCACCACATGAAATTACAATAGATGATTTATTAAAAAGTTCTTTGGTAAACAAAGACAAATATAAAGTGTGTGAGGTGATTAGTAAATCAGAAGAACAATTACATTTAAATAAAAAACTTATGGATTTAACAGATAGTATTATGTCAGGGAGTTCAAAGTTAAAAGTTAAGAATCAATTAGAACAACCAATTCAAAGAATTATTAAACATAAATTTCAAAAAATGTTTTTGGAAGATAAGTTATATACAGCACTACCTAATTTAAATAGTTGGTTGGCAACTACATTTAATAGATTGAATCACATGGCGGAGAAATCTCATGGGTAGAAAAATTAAATATAAAACAAAAAAGGAAAAGAAAGAAGCTCAAAAAAGATGGCAAATGGAACATTATAGAAGAAATGCAGATAAGATAAAAGCAAAAGCTCGTGAAAGATATCGTGATAAGAAAAGAAAAGAATTTTATGATAAGAAAGTACAAGATATGTATGAGAACTTGGGATGAGTTCTGTAGATTATGATGTATTGAGTAAATTTCTTGATGAAGATAAGTTATCATTAGATTATCATAAAGTTTGTAATAGTTTAGAGAGAATTGATGACGATGAAGCTCTTGAGATTATCTTTAAGTATTATAGAGAGAATGGATTTCCACATTATACTATTCGTGAAGAAGAAAAACACGAACAGATGAGAAAGTTACAGAATTTTAAACACGAACAAATTCTTGATGGTGATGAGATAACTCAGACTATGAATGGATTGAGATTGGCTTGGAGTTACTTTCCACAATTTTGGGAAGTTCCATGTGGTAATGCTAAAACAACGCCATGGGAAAATTTTCATGATGATGATAAGTTAAAGGAAGTAATCAGAAAGACAATTAAATGGCACTTTAATCATAGTGATAAACCACATTGGACAGAGAATAGGTTTAGACAGAATTTAAAATTATATGGTGGAACACAAACTGTATCTAACTTTCGTCCTACTGCTGCAAAATACATTTATGAAACTTATGGTGGTGATGGTGTAACTTGGGATATGAGTTGTGGTTGGGGTGGAAGATTGTTGGGTGCACTTTCATCTAATAGGATTAAAAAGTATATTGGTACAGAACCATCAACAAAAACTTTTGAGGGATTGAATAAGATTAAGGAAGAGTTTGGTTATCTTGGTAAGGAAGTAGAATTACATTGTCTTGGTAGTGAGGTTTTTAAACCAAAAGAAAAAGTAGATTTATGTTTTACTTCACCACCATATTTTAATACTGAAAAGTATGCGGATGAACCTACACAAAGTTATATTAAATTTCCAACAGAACAAGAATGGATAGATGGATTTTTATTTCAAACTTTACAAAATACTTTTGATTCTACGAAAGATAATGGATATTTATTATTGAATATAGCGAACACTTCGAGTGGGAAAAATATAGAAAATGCAACATTAGAAATATCAAAACAAATGGGTTATAAACATATCAAAACACTTAAATTAAATTTATCAACAATGGCAAGAGATGGTGAAGGTTCAGGTTCAAAATATGAACCTATCTTTGTATTTAAAAAGGAGTTTGAATGAATGAATCATTAGTAAAATACGGAACTTCATTTCAGAGTAAAATTATATCAAGTCTGTTAACAGATGTTAAGTTTACAAAACAGATTATAGACATTCTTGAAGTAAGTTATTTCGATACTGATTCAAATAAGTTTTTGGTTAAATCAATTAAGGATTATTTTTCTAAATATAAATCACAACCAACAATGGAAAGTATTAAAGTTATGGTTGATGATGTAGAGAATGATGTATTAAAAACAGCAATTGTAGATTCATTGAGAGGTGCTTGGCAACATAGAGAAGACCCAGATTTAGAATTTGTTAAAGAGAAAACATTAGAATTTTGTAAGAATCAAATTGTTAAAAATGCAATTATGGAATCAGTTGAATTATTGGAAACTCAACAATATGATGATATAAAGGGAATTATTGATAAAGCAATGACTGCTGGTATGGAAAGAGATATAGGACATGAATATTTAACTGGTTTTGAAGAAAGAATGACAAAACAAGCAAGAGAAACTCAACCAACTGCATGGGATAGTGTTAATGATTTAATGGATGGTGGACTTGCTGGTGGAGAACTCGGTGTTATAGTTGCTCCAGCAGGGATTGGTAAGTCATGGACACTACAAGCACTTGGAACACATGCTGTAAAAAAGGGATTAACTGTAATTCATTATACATTGGAGTTAAATGCGGCTTATGTGGGATTGAGATATGATTGTATTATTAGTGGACAACCTACAGGAAATCTTCAGTACTACAAGGAAGATGTACAGAAAGCAATTGATAAGTTAAAAGGAAAT